GGAATAATGTCCTTTTGACCATTCATTTTTAACAACCGTTTTACATCCACATTTACAATATTTTTTCATAACCACTTAAAGTAATACTTTAATCAAAATTGTAAAATTGCAAAATCATATTTAAGTGTTAATTGTATTTCTGCTGGATCACTTGATGCATAATCTAAATCACCAAAGTTAGCAGTTTCAATATATGTACCTTTTAATGTCCACTCTTCCACAACATCACCAACTGGACCTAACATATTAAATGTAACATCTTTTTTATAAAAATCTGAGTATCCATCACGACCAGTTACAGACTCGTGAGATAACCTAATCCATTCCATAACTGCTTGTGCTGCAGAAGGAACAACTGGGTCATAAAGTGTAATATCTATTGGTTGCCATGCTCCTTTACCTTTAATATAACGCTTGACATTAATATGGTCTAAGACAATCTCTTCAAACTGAATCTGAGGTCTATTAGCAGTTTTTACTAAATACGCGGGTACACCTTCTATATACATGATGAACCGATTTTTGGTTTTCGGTTCAAATGGTGTGAACATAATTTCTGACGGGTCTAATGTAGCCATTTCTTCAATCTCCTAATAAAAAAATCCTTTATTTATACTCATAAATAAATATCAATTAAATAAATTTTCAATAATTTATAACACATAAAGAAAAACCCCACAATAAAGTGAGGTTTTTCTAGTATACGTTACTATTTGTTATAAGTCAAACTTACTCAGGAAACGCGGCTCCTGTTGGTTGTACGATGAAGTCTAATACAATAAACTCAGCTGTACGTGTTGGTTGAATAAATATTTGTCCAACCAATTGATTTCTATCTATTACATCTGGTGTATTATTAGACTCATCCATCACTACTCTAAACGCACTTAAACCACTATTTTGTTGTACTTGTTCAAGATAAGGATTCACAATATTCAAGAAACGATTTCTCAATGCTTGACTATTTTGTTCGAATACTAAGTATCTTGATGCACTTGCAATAAACTTTCTCATTGCAATTAACAATCTACGAACATTAATTCTATCTAATGCCGATGGTTTAGATTGTAGTGTTTTCTGTCCAAAAACAACAACGCCTTGACCTGGAAATGAAGCTATAGGATTAATTCTATTTTCATACAAATCATCTCTTTCAGCATGAGTCAATCTTGTTTTAGCTTCTAATACTGTAGTTAATCCACCACGATTCAAACCTGCTGGTGCGAACCATTCGTGAGCTACTTTATCAGTATATGCTATTGTACCAGGTAATACTACTGAAGGTGGTACCCAAACTGGTCTTGAAGTATCTCTATCTTCTATCTTAACCCATGGATAATATGTACCTGCATAATTAGTATCTACTGCCTTAATTGTAGCTTTAACTGTTGATATTGAATCTCCATATCCTGCTGCATCTAGTATATAAAATGCATCAGCTCGAGATTCAACTTTAGATATTGCATGATTAGTTACTGTAGAATGTAATCCATGAATTACACCCGGTGTTACTAATAAATTAATATCAAATTCATCAGGATTACTAATTGCATTAATTGCTCGTTTATAAGCTATTGAACCACTAGCAGTGGAACTTTGACAATCAAATCCTTGTGTATTTGAATTTACAATATCACTACCTACATAATAAGGTGTTGCTGGATTTCTTCCATCAAATCCCCATTGCATTGGAACAACAAACTTCAATTGTTGTGTTGCTGAACCACTTAATGATAATGGATTACCATCTCTAGAATATGTTGAAGATAGTGAAGAATCAAAATCATTATCTCCGAACATATCAGAAAGACTCATAGTTACATTATTACCTACATTAGCCGAATTTGCTATTGGTGCTAGGTATTGTATGTTATCATCTTTAGTGTATTTGGTAAGTAAATCAATACCATATGGTACAGATGCGTCAAATGTACCATTAGAATCAGTTTGATCTCTTTTAAATGATGCTGATGGGATACGAGTTGCTCCAGGACTTGGGTTTTTAACGGCCGCATGTCCAAATGGAACTACAGATTTTGGAAATCTAAATACTCCATCTTCTTCCATATCAGAAAAATCACCAACTCTTATAAATTTACTTAAATTTGAATAATTACCATAATAAGTTAATTTACCATTGGTATCTATTTCAACCCATCTATCACCAATTCTCTTTGCAAAATAACTTGGTGAAGCCGGATCTAATGTTAAATTGTCAAACTCTTCTAATACATTTTCATTACTAACATCTACAACATGAAGTGAAAATTGTCCATAATCAGACCCTGCTACATCAGTTGCAGGTTTAATACTTAATATCTTAATTTTATATGAAGTATTTATATCAGTACCATGTGAACGACTATATACTCTAAATAGACTATATCTTGAACCACCAACTCTTTGTGATTGTATTACTGGTGTTCTTGCGAACATATAATCTTGGTTACCAGTAAAAGATGATTGATTACCTTTACTATTAAATGAAGTTGCGCCTCCATCAAAGTCAAATCCATCACTTGTTACTAATACTGATGCACTAATATTACTAGTTGAACCACTTGTGTTCATTGCAAAATTCTTGAACATTTTATATACATAAACTGAAGAACTATTTCCTCCAGATTTTGTAGATTGTGGGTCTGAACTAATAACATCACTTACAAAATTAGCACTTGATGTATCAAATGATAATGAATAAGTTTCTGCTGAAACATCACTACCTGAAACTGTTAATGTAAACGATGACCAACTAGCTCCTGCAGCTACAGTTGATGTACTCAAATCACCAGTTCCACTTGAGCCTCTTGATGGTGCTAAAATTGCTATAGACCTTGATGCTTGACTCGAACCGTGGGCTAACAATTCAAGTGAATCAACTTTATATCCACCTAGTCCAAGTACTCTAACTACTGTTACTGTACCTGCACTCCTTAAATATTGTTCTACCGTGTATGGTGTATAAAATCTATTATCAACTCCGCCAAACATTTCTTCAAATTCTTGAAAACTTGATATCTGTGTAGGTGTGAAAGCAGGTCCTTTTTTCGTAGGACCAATTATTGCCGCACCTATTTCACCGATTGCCTGAGGAAGAAATGATAAGTCTTTTTCACGTGTAAATACACCCGGTGAAACTATCCTCTCTGCCATATTTTTTCTCCTAAAATCTTATAATTAAAAACTATTTATATTTACTCTACTATAAGTATAAAGTAAATTACCTAAAGTATATGTTTTACTTATTTTTTTTTAATTTATTACTAATTTATTGAGCAACTTGGGGAGGTGAGGGTGTAAATACTCCTGTTTGTGGGTCTAATTGACCAGGACCATACTTTTCATTCAACTTTTGAACTATATCACGTTCTTCCTGTTGAACTGCTTCGTACTCAGTTTCTACCTCAACTTGACGAGCTTCAAGAGCTTCTAATTGTTGATTTAGTAGTATTCTTTGAACTGAAAGTTGTCCTAAGTTTACTTGTTTATCTTGATAATTTGTTTGTAACGTTTGTAACGATTGAAGTTCTTCATCTGTAAACTTCATTTCTGTTGAATCTACAACTTTTGTATCTTCGGCCATAACTATTTCTCCTATATGTGTTATAGTTTATTATTTATATAAATATTAAGTTTTATTCTAAAAATTGATTTTTTTTATATTTCAATAACCTTATAAGTTCTTCCACTTGAATCTGAACCACTTAACTCTGCTGCTTTCGCATTGGCATCTGATTCACTATCAAATTCCCATAATTGCATATTACTAGCAGAAGCAATATAAAATTGTCTTTTTGCCCAAGGTGGATCTGTAAAAGTTGCACTTGAACTTGGTTCAGGGTATAATTGTTTTATTACTCTAAAAGCCATTAAGTTTCTCCGTTCTACTACATATATTAACTAAATAAATAATTCTTTCATTTGTGTTGTATATTGGTATTCTGTATGCGTATTTCATATATCCTCTATGTATATATGTATCTAATTATATTCCTTTATAT